ACGGCGACATGAACGAGCGTATGCAAGCCTTGATGATGATCTCCGCAAAGCAGCAGGAGGCTCTGACCCAACTCGGACCACAGAACCCGCTGGTGACCCCATCCCAATACGCCTACACATTGCGCAAGATTGTGGAAATGTCCGGCTTTGCCGATACCAGCCAGTACTTCAACGCAATCCCTGCCGACTACCAGCCGCCACCATCTCCAGCACCCAAAAAGACCCCTGAAGAGGTATTGGCAGAAGTACAGGCCAAGTCAATCGAGGCCGACATTCAGAAGAAGGCGGCTGAGTTGGAACTCAAGCGCGATCAGATGATTCGCGATGATGACTTCCGTCGTGACCAAATGGCACAAGATGGACTACTAAAGAAATACGAACTTGAGTTAAAGTACAACACACAGATCAGTACTGCGGAGATTAAGGCTGCGCAGTCAATGGATCGAGAAGTATTGCAGCAACAGGCAAATATCGTCAATCAGGCGATGCAACCTATGGCTGCGCCCATCAACCCTACAGGAATGGCGTAAATGAATGATGAAGAAGTAGTTCGCAAAGGCTTGAAAGCCAAACAGTTCTTGGAGGATGAATCCTTCAACACTGCCATCAACAAGATGGAGGCAGATCAGGTCTGGGTTTTCAGGTCTACCAAGCCGGAGGAGTCAGCCAAACGTGAGATCGCTTGGTCTATGCTCAAGGCAATTGAGAATCTGAAAATAGAATTATCGAAAATGATGGACAACGCAAAGGTGGCACAACGTGCCATTGAGCGTGTCAGTAAGTAATTAGAAAGCAGCCATGTCAACACCAACCCCACAAGGAAGTGTCCCAGCAGGGCCAATGAGTATCACCGAAGCGGTGAATGCAATCTCTTCAATACTGCCCGATGAGGGAGAACAGTCAATTGACGAGGCGCAAATAGAGGAGGAGCAATCCGACTCTGCGGCGTTGGACGAAGAATTATCGGAGAGTGCAGACGCAGCCGATGACGAAACGAACAACGAACAGTCTGAAGAAAGTGATGAATCTGAAGAGGAAAGCCAGCCACAGACCTTCACCGTCAAAGTTGACGGACAAGAAGTATCGGTGACATTGGACGAACTCCAAAAAGGTTATTCACGGACACAAGACTACACACGGAAGACGCAGCAAATTGCCGAAGTGCGCAAGCAAGTCGAGCAAGAGGCTGAAGCAATCCGTGCCGAGCGTAGTCAGTACGCTCAGTTACTTGGAGCGTTGCAAGTTCAAGTTCAGCAAGCAGCCGAACCACAGATCGACTGGGATCGCCTCTACCAAGAGGACCCCATCGAATGGGTACGGCAGAAAGAGGTGATGCGTGAAAACCAAGAGAAGGCACGTGCTATTCAATCCGAACAGCAACGGCTTAATCAGATTTCACAGCAGGAGCAAGCACAGAATATGCAGCAGTTTCTCGCTCACGAGCAAGAACAGTTGCTGAAGGCACTGCCTCAATGGAGCGATCCAGAGAAGGCAAAAGCCGAGAAGTCTATGCTGATCGAGTTTGGCCAAAAGGCTGGATTTGCACCTGATGAACTGAAGAACATATTTGACCACCGAGTCGTATCGGTGTTGCGTAAAGCAGCCCTGTACGAACAGATGATGTCCAAAAGGGGCAACATCAAACCGGTAGTCAACAACGGCCCTCGCCCTGCCAAGCCTGGTGCAGCAGGTCGCGTCTCACAGTCAACTGGGAATGCTCTCGCACAAAAGCGTCTTGCAAAAACCGGTCGCGTCCAAGACGCGGCTACCGCAATTGAACTTCTACTGAAATGAGGCACTTAAATGGCTATTGTTGCTAACACCTTTACCACCTACTCTGCAAAGGGTATTCGGGAAGATCTTTCGAATATTATTACGAACATCTCACCGGAAGAAACGCCGTACATTTCCAATATTGGACGTGAGAATGTTTCTAACAGTTTGTTTGAATACCAAACCGACGTCTTGGCCGCAGCCGCTTCCAATGCTCAATTAGAGGGTGACGACGTTACCTCATTTGACGCAGTGACTGCGACTGTCCGTCTGCAAAACTACGCTCAAATCTCTCGCAAGACAATCATCTTGTCCGCGACTGAAGAGACTGTAAATAAAGCAGGACGTCGCTCTGAACTGGCCTACCAAATCGCGAAGCGTGGTTCTGAACTTCGTCGCGACCAAGAGTTCAGTATGTTGAACAGCCAAGTTGCTGCCGCTGGTAGCACTACCGTTGCTCGTACTACTGCCTCTTTGCAAGCGTTCCTGAAGACCAACGTTGATATGCAGACCAATGGTGTCAGCCCATCGTACACAACCCTTCCAAGCAGCGCACGTACTGACGGTAACGTCCGTACCTTCACTGAGACAATTTTGAAGAACGTCATCCAGCAAGTATGGACTTCTGGCGGCACTCCAAAAATCTTGATGGTTGGTCCTGTCAACAAGCAGCGCGTATCGGGTTTCTCCGGCATTGCATCTTCTCGTTTCAACATTGATGGTGGTGCAAAGCCAGCAACTATCGTGGGGGCCGCAGATGTTTACGTCAGCGACTTCGGGAACGTGCAAGTGGTTCCCAACCGTTTCCAACGTGAGCGTGACGCTTTCGTGATCGATCCTGATTACGCAAAGATGACCGTCCTCCGTCCTTACCAACAAGTTGAGTTGGCTAAGACTGGTGACGCTGAGAAGCGTATGTTGATCGTTGAGTTCGGTCACAAGGTGTTGGCAGAAACTGCCCACGGCATTGCTGCTGACTTGACTACTTCTTAAAAGTAAAAAGGGAAAGGGCCAGGGAAACCTGGCTCTTTTTTACATGATTGAATCCAAAAATTTTGATCGCAATGATGCCTTGGGAATTAAGAGAACTTGGCACTACAACACGGAAACCGACGAGGCTACCGTTGAGACTAACCAGGACATCACTGCAATCATTGAAGAAAACAAGCAGGACTTCAACCTGCAAGAAAAGCACTCCAAGTATGGCGAGTGGAGTAAGGTTGCAAGCATTCCTTTGAGTATTTACTTCAAGTTAAAACAAGAGGGAAAACTTGATGACCAAGCCTACATGAAGAGATTTCTAAACGACCCCGAAAACCGTTACTTTAGAACTCGCCCAGGACAAGTATGAATTACATTGCAGTCTGCACCCCAGCGCGTGACATGGTCCACGCAAACTACACCTATTGTTTGGTCAACATGGTCACGTACCACACGCTGAACACGACAGACGCAATTGCTCTGAAGATCATGCAGGGTACGCTGATCCAAAATCAACGAGCAGACCTTTGCCTTGACGCGATGCGAGAGAACTGCACCCACGTCCTGTTTGTTGACTCGGACATGACATTCCCACAGGACATGATTGAGCGGCTGCTAAAGCACGACCTTGACATCGTGGCAACCAACTGCGCACGTCGCAGAATGCCTACAGGTCCAACGGCTCAGAAGTACGGCCCTGACGGAGAGCGCGAGTTGGTCTACACAATGCCCGAATCAACTGGAGTTGAGGAAGTTGGCAGCATCGGTATGGGCGTAATGCTTATCAAGCGTAACGTCTTCGAGGCGTTGACAGAGCCTTGGTTTGAGACTCCTTGGCGCACCGACAAACGTGGCTACATCGGTGAGGATATTTTTTTCTGCCGCAAGGCACAGGCCGCAGGGTTTAAGATATGGATTGACCACGACGTGTCTAAAGAAATTGGACACATTGGGACGTTTGAATTCAAGCACGACCACACATGGGTCATGCGTGACCTTGAGGAAAAGGAAAAGGCTACCTAATGGCTCTAACGACATATACCGAACTCAAGGCATCAGTAGCGGACTGGCTTGTCCGTGCCGACCTGACGGCTGCAATCCCTGACTTCATCTCTCTGGCCGAGGCTCAGATCGAACGCAACTTGCGTACACGTCAGATGATTGTCCGCGCTGATGCGCTTATCAATACCGAGTACAGCGCAGTACCTGAAAACTTTTTGGAGACAAGGTCTTTCAAGTTAAACACGAACCCAGTCACTCCAATGCAATTCGAGACGATTGACTCATTGGATATATTGGCATCACGCACAAACGCAGCAGGCAAGCCGACCTATTTCAGCATTGTTGGGAATCAGATTCGCGTTGTCCCAGCCCCAGATACATCGTACACAGGCGAACTAACCTACTACTCAAAGTTGTATAAGTTATCAAGTTCTAATGAAACTAATTGGTTGCTGACATCATCCCCCGACATTTACTTGTATGGCGCACTCTTGCAGGCCGCGCCCTACCTACAGGACGATGCACGTATCTCCGTCTGGTCTGCGCTGTACCTTGCTGGAATAGAGCAACTGCAACTTGCAGATGATCGAAGCACAACATCGGGCGGTTCTCTGACTGCACGAGCAAGAACACTGGGGTAGAAATGCTAATCACTACGACCAAAGGCGAAATGGATGACTCCCTACTTGAGAAAAAAGAGGGGATAATTGATACCAACACAGAGACAACCAACTGGGTTGAATACTGGCTTGCTGGTGAGTTGGTGCATCGGTCTGTGAATATGGTTTTGAAACGTAGCGTTTTTGCCCAAGGCGAAACGCAACAAATTTAAGGGGAAATATCATCGCTAATACACAAGCCCTCTGCACCAGCTTCAAAGGTGAACTCTTGGTCGGCCATCACAATTTTGGTACGGGCGTTGTACGCGCCGCAACGACTGCTGATTCATTCAAAGCAGCCTTGTATCTGGCATCTGCCACCGTCAATGCGGCTACCACCGCCTACTCAGCCTCTGATGAGGTGTCAGGAACTGGCTACACGGCTGGCGGTGTTACTGTGACTTTTGGCACTGTGCCAAGCACAAGTGGAACTACAGCGTTTGTCACCCCAAGCGCAAGCATTACTTATTCTGCCGTGACTCTCTCTACAGCCTTTGACGCGGTATTGATCTACAACTCGACCCAATCTAACAAGGCGGTGAGCGTTCATACCTTTGGCTCTCAGACAGTGACGGCTGGCACGTTCACCCTGACAATGCCAACAAACGATGCAAGCACCGGCCTGATTCGTCTGGCTTAACACGGGAGCAGCGGCATGGCTGCTTACGGCACAAGTTATTACGGTAGAGGTGCTTGGGGCATTGGTGCAATAGGCATCAGTGGAAACTCGTCTACTACTGCCGTTGGCACACTTCTAACCAATAGGTCAATCCAAGAGGATGGGACAATTGCCACAGGCAATGTCGGCACAGTTACTCAATCAAGAACGATTGCAATCACAGGCAATGCGTCCACCTGTGCAATTGGCACTCTATCCCCGTCATCATCCAAAGCCGTTACAAGCAACTCCTCAACCCTGTCTGTTGGCAGCGTACAGGAAGTATTGACCATTGAGGCAATTGGTAACGCTTCAATAATCTCTATTGGCTCGGTTACAACTAGCACACTGCGAGCAGTTACAGGAAACTCTGCAACGGGTGCTGTGGAGACAATGCCGTCAGAGGTCATTACGTTCCAGGCTATCACAGGGATCAGTGCAACCGGCTCAGTTGGCTCTGCCACAAATAGCGTATCTATTGCGATAATTGGAGTACAGACTGCTTGCTTTGCAGGAACAATGGTTAGATTCGGGTGGGGCCAAATTTCTGATACGTCAGAGTCCTGGTCACCGATCTCTGATACGTCAGAGACATGGACTGTAGTTGCAGATAATTCAACAACGTGGCAAGAGGCCGCATAAGAGGTGAAAAATGGCTAAAACAGAATCATTAACGCAACAACGCTTAAAAGAAGTGTTGCGCTATGATTTTGAGACTGGCATTTTTACATGGGCAATTAACAGAACTAAAGCGGTAAAAGGAAGAATTGCTGGCGGAGAAGATGGGCATGGTTATTGGATCATTGGTATAGACGGAATTAGACATAGCGCACACAGACTTGTTTGGCTGTATGTTCATGGCTTTTATCCAAAAGAAATAGATCACCAAAACCATGTTCGCACTGACAATAGGCTTCTCAACCTTCGGGCGACCGACAGGTCTGGAAACGGTAAAAACATTTCAAAACCAATTGACAACAAATCTGGTGTTATTGGTGTTTCATGGACTAAAAGATTAGGCAAGCGATATGACAAATGGGAAGTCAGGGCTTGCGGAAAATTTTTAGGATATTTTGATGACTTCTTTGAGGCTGTTTGCAAGCGCAAATCAGCAGAATTGCAATTAAACTTTCACCCTAATCACGGAATTTAACGGAGACTTACTATGGCAGATTCCACAACATCCAACCTATTACTGACCAAGCCCGAAGTTGGGGCAAGTACCGATACCTGGGGAACCAAGATTAATGCCGACCTAGATTTGGTTGATGCAAAGTTCACATCGGACTTACTAAGCGCGTCTGCGAATGGTGTGACAGGTTTCAAGAACCGCATCATCAACGGCGCAATGGTGATTGACCAGCGTAATGCGGGGGCTAGTGTTACTCCTACTAATACACAATATACTTTAGACAGATGGACTTCAGGTGTAACACAAGCATCTAAATTTAGCGTTCAACAAAATGCTGGTTCTGTAACACCGCCAGCAGGGTTTACTAATTATTTAGGCGTAACTTCTTTATCTTCTTATTCTGTGTTAGCTGGCGACCTTTTTACAATTTATCAGCCCATTGAAGGTTTTAATATGGCAGACTTAAATTGGGGAACTGCTAATGCTAAAACCATCACAATATCTTTTTGGGTGCGTAGTTCATTAACTGGTACTTTTGGTGGTTCTATTTATAATTCTGCGGTCAATCGTTCTTATCCGTTTACTTACACAATTTCTTCCGCAAACACTTGGGAGCAAAAGTCTGTAACCATTGCTGGCGATACATCAGGAACTTGGGTTGGTGCAACAAATGGTGTAGGAATGTTTGTTGGGTTTGGTTTAGGCGTTGGTTCTACATTTAGTGGTACTGCTGGAGCATGGACAGGAAGCGGT